CGCACCGTTACATTCTAGAAAACCTGTTGGCACTGAAGAATCTGACCACGGCACAATAGTTGCCGTAGGAATTCCTTCGATACCTGTAAGGTTTGCTCCAGAAAAATCGTATTTTGTTGCTTCGTAATTTGACATATTATTTCTCCGTGTAAGTCCATCCTGTTGTAGCATCTCCTGAGAATACTAATCCAAAGGCTGCACCTTGTGTGTTTACAACAAGATCTGATGCTGCATTTGCTATATTAGAAGAGTTTCTACCAACAGTCAATGCGTTACTATTAAAGTCATAACCTTGATCTACAAAGTGGACCTCATCCCCTGTAGCAGGAGATGCTGGAAGCGTAATCGTTACTCCTCCACCATTTGTGTTCACTAAAAGTTTAGCACCTGCTTGAACTGTTTCAGCTGCAGATACTACTCTCCACTTTCTATACTCGTTTACTTTTTCAATATTAGTTCCATCAGAATATAAATTGTAACAATTACCTTCGCATAAAAGAACACCTGTTCCAGATGCTGTTTTAAAAGTTAAAGTATTTCCTGCATGATCGCATGCATCTTGAACTAAAAAAGTTTTTTCTATTGAATCTGGGATACTAACTGTTCTATTTGCTGCAAGAGTTCCTGTTAGTTTGATAACTATATTTTTACCATTTGATAATGCACCATTAGAAAATGTTAAAGTTCTATTGGCATTGGTTACGTTAAAAGTTGTAAAGCCACCAATCGCTTGCTCTAGAATTAATAAATTAGTATTTGTGATTTGTCCCCAAGTTCCTGAATTTTCACCAGTTGCTTGAACTGTAAGTTTTAGGTTAGCAGATGTTGAATTCGCCATATTTTGTTCCTTATGTATTCATTTTATTAAAATAATGAGTTTGTGTCAAACTCTTTATGCAGCCACCTCTCGCCAGCCTGGAGGATCTATAGGCGCTGAACCTGTATCAACTTCGTTCCAGATTAAAGCATTACCATTTCCTTGACCTATAGTCAACTCTAAACCAGTTGCTAAAACATCTATGTGAATAATTACCGTTGGACTAGCTAATTGAGCATTCATAGATATGCCAGTTACATCAACTTCTTGCCCTGGAACCGCTGTAACACTAGCTAAAGTAGCAGTTAGTGGAAGTCCGCTTGGATCTGCTCCTGCTCCAGCTAAACCAGCAGCACTACCTAAATTTGCAACCATTGCTTGACCAATGATCATTGCATCAGGGGCTGGATCTACATTACCAAGAGTTACTTGAGCTACGTTTAAAGTACTTAATTGTAAATTTGCATCACCTTTGACAGCTTGTGGTGCGCTTACGGCTGCTGTCATTGCTATTCCAGTTACATCAACGTTTGCAAACTGACCTTCAACTCCCCATGCATTTACGTTCCATTGTTGTCTACCCCAACCTGTTTGGTTAAACGCTTCAATGGTTCCAAGTCCCATGGACATTGCAATACCTGTAGCCATTGCGTCAGGACCAGCATCCGCTACTCCTAAAGCTGAAGTCATTGCAATACCAGTTGGAAATACTTTTGTTTGAATATCGACGTTGCTAGTAGTTCCAAGACTAGCAGTCATCAACTGACCGTTGTTTGTAGATGTGGTGGCAGTTACATCAATGTGAATTGTTGGGCTACCTAAAGCTCCTGTTATAGGAAAACCTGTGGAGAGAACGTTACCAGCAATGTTCCAAGCAAAATCACCCCAGTTGGCTCTACCCCAACCTACGTTAATTTCACCAACAGTTGCTTCGTCCCCTAAAGTTGCAGTGAGGGCGATACCCGTAACTGTAATAGTTGGGTTTGCTGAATCATTCCATTGATTCTGGCCCCAAAATCCAGTGTTCCAAGTTCCTGATGCCATAGGAGTTTACCTCCTATTTAACCAGAGATTCTTAAAATCGCTGCTGTTGAAGTCTGTGCTGGAAACTGAATTGTAAATACGCCTGAAGTAGCTGTTTTATCTCCACCAAAATCTAAGACACATACAGATGCGTTTGTTACCGCAGATGATGTATTATAGATTAACGCTCCTCTTGCAGTTATAGTGACTCCAGTAAAGGATCTATCTGCAAAGTCTACTCTTGCTACACCAGCTGTTATTGAAGTTGCTAAGTTTACAAGTGCTCCTCCACCAGAAGTGTATTGACCACTGTTACCAACTTCTTGCGTAGTTGTAAATGAAGTTGTCGCTGAGTTTAGAGTTGCTGAAGAAGTATAAAGAGCTATCTTAAATTTGTCACCACTTGAGCTTGAAAAATTAGCATCACCCTCTAGTAGTTGTTTCTTAAACGAATTACAAATTGCTTGTGTTATTGCCATGTTTATCTCCTATTTACCTATACGAGGAACACCACTTTGATATTCATCTCGTCTTCTTCTTCCCATTTGTTCTATTGAGAAGCCTTCTATCGCTTGTTTATACTTTCCTTCGTATAATTGCAAGAGATCATTTGGCCCTTTTAAGAAACCGTATGCCTCGACTAGGCATGCATATAAAAGTCCGTTGGGAAAATTCAAACTTAAATATGTAGAGGGAACTGTACTCGATAATCCATCTGGTTTCAAGATATAATTTAATTGTATGGTGTAGGTCTGATCAGGCGTAGGAGCCACAACTATCGTATTTTCATCCCAGTTACTATAATATTTAGGAGTTCCTTGAACCTCTAAGTTGTTAAATTCTGACATAAAACTGGTATCTCTATATTGTAAAAAATCCCTGTCATTAGCCACTCCAACCCCTGCAGAATCTACAATCTGAGCTGATCTAATAACCAACAAATTTTGTGGAGTATCTATAAATCTTTGACTAGCCACCATTTGAGCGGTCACATATCTTCTATTATTATCAGAGTCCACATCCCTTAGTATTCTAAATTCCGCATTTTCTATGAAACCATTTACAATGGTGTCAGTTAAAACCGTGCTTGTGACCTCCGTGTAGTCTCTAATTTTTTGCACTAATTCAGTGTATGTCATGTTATACTTACCGTTACTTCTCCAAGAGTCGCAGTCGCTTCTCTCCTTCTATTAATATCTGTTGGATTCTCAGGAACCATACTATTATTACTTTGATCTAAAAAAGAATAAGATCCTGGTAAAGTTAAATCAGCAATGATTCCACCGCCACCTCCAGTGTTTAAATCAAAACGTTGAGGTCTTGCTTGTTCTAATCCTTGAGGATCTGCTACAAAAGGTTTTGGTTCTAACTGCGGTTGTTTTTTTTCATATTCTGTAATGTGAACAAAAGCTCCATTCCATTCTGTAACCATTTCTCTCCACGGAAATGCTTGACCACTTCTATCTGATATTGCTAATGCATATTTTCCTTTTGCAAACTTTGACATTATATCTCCGGATAATAAGTTTTAGGTGAGATGTAAACACTCGCTGGTGATCCATCTTCTGTTAATGCTCTTTGTAATTCATCTTCGTAATACAATTTCATCTCTTGAGTTCTTTGTGGAGCTTTTTTCATAGAGATATAATAAGTTAAACCTGCACACATACATGGTACAAATCTATTAACAACATCAGCTTCATTTGTATATTTACCTGCATCTTGAATTCTTTTAACATAATAAAAATAAATAAAGTTACCTGCTTGTGTGTCCCCAGGTGTTAAATACAAAGTAACAGTGACTTTGTCTATAAATCTTTGTACAAAATATTGTGACGGTTGACCGGTAGCGCTTTTGTTTGAAAAAGCTTGATACTGTGATCTATTAATTTTTGAAAGAGGTGTGTCTACATCACTTGCATTTCTAAAACTAGCTTCAAGAATATCTGAAACCATATCAACAAAATTAGTTACTGTATCTCCAGAGGAGTGACTTGCAGCTGTAGTGCCATCAGCCCCACGATCGGAGGCAGAGCATATGATGTTATTTCCTGAAATAGATGTATAAGTAATCACTTCAGAATTAATTCTAATTTTACCAGTAGCGTTCATATTTTTAGTTGACGCCACGGGTATTGTAGTAGCTGAATCTGTGATTCCTG